TTCTCGGTCGATACCGATGTGGCGCTTCTTGACGAGGAACTGATCACGCTCGGCGCTGTCTTCGAATGGCTGGATTCTGAGGGGCAACCATCGGCCATGGCAGCAAGGTCTTTCCAGGACTACTTCGACATAATCGTGGGCAACGACGCGGCGAGTGAAAATATTGCCGTAACGGCGGACATATTTGCGCAGAACAGCCGTCACTTTGAAGGCTCGCCAAAGGCGTCCCGTGCCAGTTACGGCGGCGACTTCTAAATGCCCTCCTCGTCTGCTTCACTGCCACCCCCGGTCGGTGGCTGGAACACCAGGGAATCCCTGGCCGACATGCCGGCGCACCACGCGGTCATCATGGACAACTGGTTTCCGGGAACTGAGAAAATTACTGTCCGGCGTGGGAACAGCGCGTTCTCGACGGGCATGAGCGGTAACGTCGAAAGCCTAATAGAGTATATTCCGACGACTGGAACCGGGCAGTTGTTCGCGGCCAACGCCGGCAATATATTCGATGTGACGAGTGCTGGCGCTGTCGGGTCGGCGGTTGTGTCGAGCCTGACCAACAACCGCTGGCAGTTCGTCAATATGGGCACGTCTGCCGGGCAGTTTGTCCGTCTGTTCAACGGCGCTGATACGCCGCGTCTATACGATGGCTCAAGCTGGGCGACCACGGCGATAACCGGCTCGGGCCTGACTGCGGCTAATTTAATTTGGTGTAACTCTCACCAGAGTCGACTGTGGTGTGGTGAGGAAGACAGCCTCGACGCCTGGTATCTGGCCGTCAACGCTGTTAGCGGTGCGGCCACCAAGTTCCCCCTGGCGGGCATCGCGAATCGCGGTGGCTACATCATGGCGATGGGAACGTGGTCAATCGACGCCGGGGATGGCAAAGACGACGTTGCGGTATTTCTGACGAGCGAAGGCGAGGCCATTGTCTACCAAGGGACCGACCCGGCAGCGGTAGCGACGTGGAGTCTGATCGGGGTATTTGCCATTGGCAAGCCTATCGGCAGGCGTTGCATGGTCAAGGCCGGGACTGACCTTATTTTGATTACCCAGGACGGCTTCGTGCCGCTGTCGGGAATCCTGACCAAGGACCGCAGCCAGGCCAGACTGGTGGCTCTCTCGGACCAGATTAACAGCGTCGTAAACGACGCCGTGAGGGAAGCGGGTACGGTTTACGGCTGGCAGGCTGTCCTGTATCCGAGATCGACAATGCTGCTTTTCAACGTGCCGCAGACGACGACGGTATCTCATCAATATGCGTTCAACACCATCACCGGGGCTCCTACGAGGTTTACCGGGATAAACGCGGTCTGCTGGGGCATGAGAGACGACGTTCTCTATTGGGGCGGCATGAACGGCGCGGTCAACAAATTTGACGACGGTGTGGACGACTTAGGCTCCAATATCGAGACGGACGTTTTGCAGGCTTATAACTATTTCAAGTCGCCGCAGAATACCAAGATATTTAAAAACGCCGAGCCCATATTTGAGAGCAACGGCAACCCAAATGCCGCGATTGACATGAATGTTGACTTCCAAGTGGCAGTACCCACCGGAGTTGCTACGGCTTCGGTTGTGGGCTCCGCGTCATGGGGCGTGAGTAAATGGGGCGCCGGGCTTTGGGGTTCCGAGAGTCAGGTGTTCCGAGGCTGGCGTGGTGTTCGAGGTTCTGGCCGGGCCGGCGCTATACGCATTCGGATTGATACTAATTCGTCGCGGCCCTCATGGATCGCCACGAACTTTACGTTCGTCAAGGGCGGTCAGCTATAGCCCTGCTCTATGGGGCTGACGCGGAGGTCGCCGAATGGACGGCCAACTTGATACCTCACGTCGAGGATTTCGGACCCTGCATAGCGATAGGCGTCCAGTCCAAGGGGCGGTTAATCGCTGGGATTGTCTACAACGAATATCAACCGCGCTACAGCATCATCCAGTTGAGCATGGCCGCCGTCTCGCCCATGTGGGCGCGCAAAGAGTTCATCGCCGAATTGCTCCGGTATCCGTTCGAGCAGCTAGGTGTCTACAAGGTGTTCACGGCTATTCCGGCGGATAACGCGATGGCAATCAAGGTCAACAGCCATGTCGGCCTCAAGCGAGAAGCTGTACTGGCTCACCACTTCGGGAAGAAGCGCCACGCCGTAATTATGCGAATGCTTCGACCTGACTACGACAGACTCTATGGAGATGGAAATGGGTAAAAGTAGACCTTCACAACCCACACCGGTGATCGTTAACGCCCCGGCTGCGGCGTCGGAACAAGCCGGCTACAACCGCGAAGCGGCACTTCAGCAACGCGCTCTGAACATTTTTGACCAGTACACGCCCGAGGGTTCAACGACCTACGGCTACACCGGCGAAGAGCTTGAGGGCATACCCCAGATGTTCGTCGCGCAGACGCTTTCGCCCGAACAGCAAGGTCTTTACGACACCAGTACTGACCTGGCGAGAACGTATGGAAATATTGCACAGACGCAGCTTGGCGCGGTGCGCGGTTCGCTCGAACAGCCGTTCAGCACCGCAGGGCTGGGCCCGGCTCCCGTGGTCAACGAGGCCGCCCGTAACGCCGCTCGCGACGCCATACTCGCTCGGTTAGAGCCGCAAATGACCCGTGGCGACGAAGCATTGAGGGCACGCCTTGCAAGCGAAGGGTTCGGTCGGGGCTCCGAAGGCTACGACGAGGCCATGGATCAACGTAATCGCGCCAGAGCAGACCTGTATCTGGGCGCCGACGTGCAGAGCGGAAATGAAATGGCCCGCATGTATGGACTGGAAACCAGCGCGCGGGACCGGGCGATCAATGCATTACTCACGGAGCGCACACAGCCGCTTGCCGAACTGGCGTCGTTTATGGGCGGTTCGCAGCCCCAGAGGCCGCAGTTCCTGCCGACGCCGGGCGGGCAGATTGCGGCGCCTGACTTCATGGGCGCTGAATACGGCTCGGCCAATCAGCAGAACGCGTTCGCCCAGAACGCCTACAATCAAAAAATGGGCGCCTACAACCAGCAAATGGCGGGGTTGTACGACATTGCTGGGACCGGGGCACAGGCTGCTGGATGGAAATGGTCTGACCGGCGCCTAAAGCAATTTATCAAGCGCATAGGGTGGCTGGCGAACGGTCTGGCCGTTTACTCATATCGCTACGTTTGGGGCGACGAGAGCGTCGGTTTGATGGCTGATGAGGTCAAGGCCCTACACCCACACGCGGTTAGTAACTTCGGCGGCTTCGACGCAGTTGATTACGCGGAGGCAGTAAAATGAACGGATACGGATACGGCCCCGGCGCCGGCCTGACCAGCAACAACCGATTTGCCCGTATGCTGATGCGGCAGCAGGACGCCGCGCCCCCGGTTACGCAACACACCCAGGGCTTGGCGCAAGTGTTACGCGGTGGTTTGTCTGGTTGGATGATGGGCGAGGATCAGCGCGACCGTGCAGCGGCCAATGAAGCCATGACAAGAGGCATGGGCGCACAGCCGTGGATCAACCCGGATACGGGTAACGCTGAGTCACCGTATTATGAGGACACTGGAAGCCAAACGCTTGCCCCTGTTATGGTCCCGTCACAGGCCGCAGGTGGCATTCCCGGCGCTATAGCGGCCACACAGAAGCTCGGTGGCAACGAGTACGCCCAACGCAACCTCCAGGGGCTGTTGATGCAGCAGGGCGCGACTGAAGCTGCCACGGCAGAACGCGAACTCGGATGGGCGCGAGAAGACGCACAGGCCACGCAAAAGCATAAGCGGGCGCTGGAATTGGCGGAAATGGGCGGCGGCGACCTTTCCCAAAAGGTTAGGGACTATCAGTTCTTTATAACGCTTGACCCGGAGGATCAGCAGACATTCCTGACGGTTTCGCGGGCCAATAGGCCGGTAGACCTTGGTGGGTATTTTGGAACCATCGACCCGCAGAACCCCAGCGAAACGCTTGGTGAGGTCACAGTTACTTTGGCACCAGAACAAGAGCCGGAATACAGGGCCGCGGTTGAGGCTGAGACTACCGCAGCTTCCGCCGTAGGCGCGGAGGCCGGTGATGCAGCAGCGCGGTTGAGTGCTGCGGAAGCGTCCATGCCGCAGTTGCAAGCCGCTGCTGCCGAGTTGAAAGAACTCGGGAAAACGGCGACCTATACTCACACGGGCCAAGCTATAGACTTCGCCCGCCGCGAGGCTGGGATGGAGCCGTCTCCAGGTTCTCTCGCCCGAGTAGCCTACATTGCCCACGTCAAAAACAATGTTCTGCCACTTCTGCGTCAGACTTTCGGTGCCGCGTTTACCGCCGCAGAAGGCGACAGCCTCTTAGCAACGCTGGGTGACCCCGATATGCACCCGCAAGAAAAGGCCGCGACACTGGATGCGTTTATCTCCGACAAGATGGCAACCCTTCAGTCACTACAGCGCCAAGTTGGGGGTGCTGTATCACCGGCGTGGCAACCCCCTGTAAACGACGGTGACTGGTCAATCGAGGCTGTTGAATAATGGCTGAATACATAATCAAGTCGCCCGACGGGACCAAGGTTAAGGTCAACGCGCCAGAGGGTGCCAGCCAAGTAGATGTACTGAACTATGCCTTTGAGCAGTTCAGCCAATCCATGGACCCTATCGCTCTGAGGAACGCGCAGACTAAAAACGACGCATTTGGCGAGTTCCTGCGCGCAAGGGTATCCCAGCCGCGTGAAGGCGAAACCGAGGCGCAGACGTTCCAGCGTCTGTATGGCGGCCTCAATCCCGATGTTGGCACGGGCGAAGGCATGGCGCGGGCTTATACGCAGGGTTCGATGTTCGGCGGCGGCGATGAATTTGTGGCGGCGGGTGCGGCTGGGTTGAACCTATTGGCGGGCAAAGACCCTGGCAAGACCTATGGCGAACTCTATGGCGCCTATGCGGGGCGTGAGCGCGACAAACTTAGACAGTTCCGCGAGGACTCGCCGGTAGCGGCCTACGGCAGCGAGATTGTCGGGGCCATACCCACGGCGATGTTGGGGGTTTTGAATGCCCCAAGGGCTGCGACAACCACCGGGCGCGTCGCGTCTGGATTTGGCACTGGCGCGGGGCAGGGGGCTCTATACGGGTA